GGGAGAGGTGAACCCCACTCGCTGTCTGCCGCGCCAAATTTTCGTCTTCTATTCTTCATGTACTCGGCTTGTGGCCGAGGAAATGTTTTTGTGGGACGGGGCAAGCTACTTTGAGCTATCGTGCGCTTATGTACACTTATCACACAATGCTGTTCCTTCTCCTTCGCTTTGGCTGCCTTGCGCATACAGCAGTTATCGGCGTGCTTGAATTGTCCAGCCCCCCGCTGGTTGCGGCAGAAAGAATCGAACTTCCATTACATGGGTCAAAACCATGTGCCTTACCTTTTGGCTATGCCGCAGTGTAAAAAAGAAGGGCTTCCAATACCATTTCTGGTATCAGAAGCCCTTCGGCTGTTCGCTGCTCCCTAGAGCAGTCACAAATTATACCATTTGGTGTGGCTCTTCCGCGAAAGGTGCGGCGCTCTTTGCCAAACAGTCAGTTAACCTTCTTGCGCCGAATCTCAATGACCACGATCTGGCCTTGTTCGACTTTGATTTCCGCCTGATTCCGGCGGCGGATGATTTCCTCAATCGCCCGAATTTCCTTCGCCGTCACTCTGACCGCCGGTCTGGTTTCCGCTTCCATCGCCGTTCCCTCCGTTCTGCGCGGCAAGCTTCGCCGCTTTTTTCTCCTGTTCCGCCATGTAATCCATGCTCATTCGGTAGGCCAACTGCGGGTCGGAAAATAACCCGCAATGTGTAAATGCCAGTTCAGGGGCGATTTTCTCGCAAGCAAGCATCTGGGTTAGAACCGTTGATTTCTGCGCGATATTCTCATAATTCCGCCGCGTGAACCGGATTTCCAGTGCCGAGAGTTTCAGGCTCAGATGCCCCATGTCCCGGCAGATACGCAGCACCAGCTTCAAAAATTCCTTTTCGGACTTCTTGAAAACCAGCTCCGTGTCCTTGGCTCTGGCTTCCGCTGCCGACCAGCCGTCCCGCATGATGACCGCTGATCCGGTGTCAGAGGTAGAAGTCCCTCCGTTCCGGTTTGGCATTCCGCAAATTGTCAGCACCGTTTCATACATGCTGTCCACAAGGGTCTGCGTCTGGGTCTGGTTCATTTCGGAGGTCAGGTATTGAATCTCCGCTTTCAGTGTGGCGTCAATATCCCTGAACTTGATTGCGCCCTCGTCCCGCAGTTTCTTGTAGTCCTCACTGCTGATGTCAACATTATGGAACAGCATCAGTGCTTGAACGAACTGCTCTACGCCGTCAATTCGGTTGCTCTCCGTCATGTTGATTGCGTCAAGCAACGGAATCACGATTTCAAATGCCCCTAAACGAGCCATGTTCGCCGGGTACTCCACAATCGGGATTCCCAAAATCTGATCTTCTGCGCGAATAACAGCCCACGTGTTCCAGACCTCGAAATACCTGGTTTCTGTCCAGCAGGAGAAAACGAGCGTTCCGTCCTCTTTTAGAACATACCGTACACCCATCATGGGTTTATGGCCAAGGCCCACAGAGTACACCACGAATGCGTATCTTGGGTCAAGGGTGAATATCTCAAAAGGAGCCTCGTCTTCCTCGGCATCCGCCAAAACGTCCGGCAAAGTCATTCGATAAGAGGTACCGCAAGTGAAGAGCCAATCGGCAAGTTCCTTATCCTTTTCCGGCTTGTCTTCGGACAGCATATAGTCATTCAGTTTCAGCACTTCGGAGGAAATGTCTTCGTCCCCACCACGGCTTACGTACTGGATTGGTTCGCCGACTTGATAGGCCGATTTGAAAGATACGATCTCATTTGCTCGGTTCTCCACAACCATGTTGTTGATTTCCGGGCGGACTTCCTTCACACGGCTCAGAATTGGCTGTTCTCCCTTGTAATACCGGTACAGGTAATCAATCTCTGCCTGATTTTGCAGGTGCGTAAACAGTGCCTTTTGTAGCACGTCGATGATATTCCCCTCGTTTATATCCGTAACCTCGGTGTAAATTACCCGACGCCCGAATAACCGCCTGCTCTCCGTATTACGCACCCCCTTTTCCGGAAATCTATTTTCTCATTTACCATTATACCACAGTGGCGGATGGTTGTCTACTTAATTCTCGTTCGTAAACCATCGGAGAATAAAAACACAAAGCGCATCGGGTGAAGTTACCTACACCCAACGCGCTCACATCCAATATTTACTTGTTATTTGCCGCTAATCGTGTCTGCGATCCCTTTAATCTGGCTGCAAACAGCAGCCAGAACGTCGCAGTACATCCCAACCCGCGCCTTACCAAGGGCAAGTTCCCCGGTTTCGGGGTCAGCCTCCATGTCAAGCATATCCAACAGCATTTCCGTTGTTGCAAGAGCCATGTGAGCATTCATCCAGATTTCGTTCATTTTTGCGGTTGTCATACGGTCTTGCCCTCCCCCAGAAACTTATTCAGGAAGAACGTCTGTCCTTTGCCGGTAACTTTCGGTGTCTTGCTCACAGAGGTATGTCCGTCACTGTGATTGATGACCGTTTCCTTGATACGGAAGAGCCCCTGCTCCATGCTGGCCTGCGTAGGCATGTTGTAATCCGTGCCGTTGCGCTTGATTAAGTACCCATTGTCCCGCATCCACCGGAACAGCCGTCTTTCGCCCATGTCCACACCATTCTGCCGCATGATCTTTGCTAACTCACCCACAAGAACCGTGCTACTGGAAGCGGCCACGCTGTCAGCGAACAGAACTTTGGGTGCATCGGCCTGGACTTTGGATTCCAGGGCTTTCCGCTTGTCCGTTTCCTCTTTCAGAGCGGTTGCCACTTTCAGCAGGTAATCCGGGTTCAGAATCGCCGCTTCCAGCGTTTCCGGGGTCATGTAGGCTCCGTGCTTGCGGATGGAAGGCAGCACTTCGGAAGTGACCCACCGGCGGAACTTCTTGGCAGAGGGGAGCTTGCTGGAAAGCACAAGGGAATAAAGGCCACTTTCGTTGATGACGGTCATATCCTGCGTTCCACCAAGGGTGTCACATTTCGTTACTCCCTTGTCTTCTTCATCAACATGGTCAGCGAGGGCTTTCCGGGGATTGCTGTACCCCAGCACCGCCGCCACATCCTTGCCGACAAGCCAAAATTCGCCATCGACTTCAACTCTGCGAATAGAACCAAATTCCTCGTTGCTGAATACCTTGATTTCGTTATTCATAAATTTTCCTCCTTGATTTCAGCCCAGAGGAATGATAGAATGGATTTACCATCCTTCGGGCTGGTGTTTTGATAACCGTAACCTGTTCACTTCCTACGGCGGCAGGTTGCGGTTATTCTTTTTTGTCCAGTTCTTTCTTTACAAGCAAAATACCTTTGTTTACCACATCTGTTCTTGAAATTTCAAGTTTTTCTGCACAAAAATCAAGAATTTCAAGTTCCTCTTTGCTCATTCTAAGCTGTAAACTTTTATCTCGCTTGCTATTACCTTTGACTGGCCTTCCGGTTCGTGGCGACATATCATCACCTCTCTTTTGCCATGGCATTATTATATATTATGCAATGGCAAAAGTCAAGCATTATTTTAGAACGGTCTCGCAAACACTTCAACTTTCGTTCCAACCAAGCCCCGGAGTTCGTTTTCAAGTAGGCTGAGCGAATCTGCCCCGTCATCATGAGCCACTTTCCCGGAACGGGTATATGTTGTGACCTGTCGCATGAACTCTGCATACTGGCTGTTCCTTGCATATGTGGACGGATGCTTGAAATAGAAATGTTTCAGGATATTGTCTGACGCGAACTCAATTCGGGTCTGTTTGTTACTGATCGTTCGTTTTGTCCGAATGCTACACATATATTCTCTGCTTTTGAGAATATCCTGCACGTCCCTTGCAAAGTAACTGCCAGCATTGTTGCTTTCAAACATGGCAGATACGACCTTGTTGTTAATCAAAGCCTTTGCGACTTCTGGTTTTGTGACTTCTGGGGTAGAATCATCAAAAACAACGTCGATAATGTACACTTCCTGCCCATAGACCGCCGCAATCGGCATGGCGCAGTAGTCTGCTCCCTTGTCTGCTGTATCACAGGCGGCAATGATGGTATCCGGCTCCTTGTCAACGGGGAGTTCAAAAAACCGGTTCAAATTGCCTTCTGGGAAAAGAAGCCCCTTTGCTTCAAATGGCTGCTGCTGAAACTCGGATTCAAATTGTTCCGCGGACAGCATATCCCGCTGATCTCGGAAATACTGTGTTGTGAACACTTTTTTCCCGTCTCGGATATACTCAAAATTGCTTTCGTCCGTGACAAGGTCAAGGGCAGGGGTTTCAATGATCTCACAGCGTTTGTTCTGTTTCTTCATTTCCTCTTGTAACCGTCCAATTGGGTCATACAGGGAATACCGTGTGCCGCAGATAACAATGGGCGTTCCTTCGATGGCACGGCCGATAATGTCACCAGAAATTACCTCCCACTTCTCGTCAAGACGCTGCCGGTTCTTTGCCTCTTCCCGCCCTTCGACACAGTCATCAAGGTATAACAGGTTTGTAGCTTCGGATAAGCCGACCTGTCGTGCGTCAATGGAGCGACACATGATTGTTGGAAATCTGGATTTGTTCATGAGATTCAACGTCTTCGTATCTGCATTCGTCTGAACCAGCTTGCTTTCCGGGAAAACGTCGTAGAACAGGTATTCGCTCGGTGTTTGAAGATATTCCAGACAGCCCTTGTAGAAAGAATTGACCAAATCGTCACCGGTTCCTTCCATAAGTGTCGCCTTCTCAGGGGATTTCCCGGAAAGCATATTTGTGAAATTGATTCCCAACTGGGATTTCCCAGCGCGCTTAGGCATGGAAATCGATAAAAAGTCCAATTCCCCGTCCAAAATCTTCTGGTATGCGTCCACATATCGTTTTAAGTAGTGCTTTCTCGGCTGATAAAACCGTTTTTCTAGCTTCCTGTCCAATTCAATATAGGTAAGATAGCTGTCAAAGTCATATGGAGCCTCAAACAATAGCCCCCGCCGCCAAAGGCTGTAGAATCCCTCCACCTGAGACATGGGAACTTTATCCATCATTCGGTCGCACATATCCTTCAATTGTTTATTCGCCCGATGCGCCGCCGTGAAATCAGTCTCAGCCCATGCCTGGCACAGGGAAAACAGGTCTTCATATGCCCCGATATCGCCCGGTCTGTTCTCGATAGCCCCCAGAATGGAGGTTGACAATTTCCCATAATCCATACTATCACCTCACAGAGCGTCAGCTTGTTCAAATGCTTTCAGCAGTTTGGGAAACTGGATTGCGAAGAAATCCACCATTTCCTCGTTTTGTGCCCAACTGGAATTTTCGGCAAGGCCGCTTTCAAATAGAAATGCGTGAATGATCTCATGCCGCTTCACCTTGTTTGTCTGAACCAGAAGGTTTTGCTTGCAATTTGGTTCTCCCTTGCTGTCTTCGTAATTTTCAACCAGCATCTCTTTCGTAGTTTCATCACAGAAACCGTCACAATCCTTGAGCCTTGGCTCTTTGCTTCCCCGAATTACTGTAAGCGTATATTCTGCTCCCAAAACGTCGATTTTCATAAATTCCCTCCTGATACAAAAATAAGGGCTGCCCGTGCGTATCTCAGCACAAGCAGCCCTTCGGCTTTCCTCCTGCCCTTGCAGGAAATTTATTACTTTTTATGCTTCATGATCTCTATCAGCACGAATATGGGAAACAGGAGAATCAAGAGAAATTCCATTTACTTTTTCACATCCTTGCATACTCCTGAATACCCGCAGTCAGAGCAAGTGATGACCGTCTGATATGTCTGCGGAACTAAACCGTTTACGATTGCACCGATAACCAGCCCAAGTAAAGCTCCAACAGCCAAGCCGATAACCCCTAAAAACATCAACCCGAACCCGCCGAATGTCATCACAAGTGGCGCTGTCAGCTTTGGCTTATACTCTTTCGGTGTTGCCGTGACATTCGCGGAGTTGCACTTAGGGCATCTGCACGTAGCGCGTTCTGTTTCTTCCCCCACCTTTTCGCCACACTGCCCGCAGTATTTTGCGTCATCTGGTAATGCACTTCCGCATTTCTTACAGAGTTTACCCACTTTGTCAATGTCTCCTTCCTTTACGTCCTCTTGCGCCTTTCCCGTCGTAGCCCTTCAAGAGTTCTGCAATGACGAATGCCGGAAACAGAATGATTAAAACTACCCACATAGGTCAACCCTCCGAATCTACGTATTTACGTTCCTGTGAAAATACAACCTCGCCATCCAGCCAAACTTCAAACGGCTGTATTTTGCTCTCGTCTTCATTGGATTCACAGACAACCTTCACAATGTGCGTTTCAGGCACTCCCATAAGATTGGAACAGGAAAATTCTTGCTGGACGGCATACAAATGACCGTTTTTCGCATACCCGGCAGAAAATAGGCTCATTTTTACGGTGCTCGGATTCTGCGCAATCTGCTTTGCCGTATCCTCTGCAATTTGCCGCAGTACCATTTGCGCGCCGTCCGAAACATCTCCTGACCATCCGTCAACTATTGTTTCGACAGGCGATGTTTCTATTTCTGCCTGGCTTTCTAATTTTGCTTTTTCTCCTTTATCTATTTGCTGATTCTGCATTAAAAGCACAATAGCAAGCATAGTCACAGCGCCGACAATTAAAGTGGCAAAGCCCAAATTGCCAATGGCTGGTTTTTTTGTAATTGCCGAAATTATCGACAAAACAAAGCCAATCGCCATTAGAGCTATTCCGAAAATGCATATGTATACTCCCGCTTCGTTTGAAACCACGTTCACTCCTCCTTCAAAATTGCTTCGTGCGTATTCTCGCACATTTCTTTCCCGTACCTGTAGTTCCCCCTGTATGTGTCCTCGTTGCCGAGTATCGTCTGAATTGCGGAATGCTTGAACTCTTTTCCTTTCTTACTCCGGTATCCAAGCTCATTCAACTTGTCGGCAATTCCCTGTAACGTACCGCCATGACTTCTTAGCTCAAATACTTTTCTGACAATCTCCGCTTCTTCCGGCACAATCACAAGCTGCCCATTTTCTGCCCGATACCCAAGCGGGGGCTTCCCACCGGCATATCCGCCCTCTCTGGCAGTAGCGTACCTTCCCATTGTTGTTCGCAAAGCAATATTGTCGCTCTCTAGTTGATTGAAGGACGATAGAATGCCAATCATGGCACGTCCCCACGGGGTAGTGGTATCAAGCGTTTCATTCAGGCTTACGAGGTCAACTCCGTTTGCCAACAAATCATCTTCTACAATCGCTAGAGTATCCCGTTGCTTTCTGGAAAGACGATCTAGCTTAAAAATAACAATAGCTTCGATTTTCCCCGCCCGAATATCCCGAAGCATTTCTTGAAGCCCCGGACGGTTTGTATTTCTGCCGGTATACCCGTTGTCCTCATAGGTTTTCACATATTTCCAGCCCTTGCTTTCAATGCAGGCTTTCGCCATTCGCTCCTGCTCAGGCAAAGACACTTTCCCGTCCTCTCCCTGAGCCTCTGTAGATACTCTGGTATAGACACACGCCTTTTTCATCTCGTACATTTCTGCTTCCCCCGTACATTTTGTTTTCTGTATAATATCAGATTTACAATTATTTGTCAACTGTAATAATGCACAAATAAAACCTGCTTTTTTTGTTTTTGCGGGATTTTTGAAATGTTGATTTTGTGCAGCATAAAAAATAAGAGAACCCCCGCAAAGGATGGCTCTCATTAAGTTGACATTATTCGACAATCTGTGTATAATAAATTCCGTGGAACCCACCGTCCGCGTCGAGTTTCCTGGCTTGCCATAGCCTATCTCCTTTGTAGACGGTGTACGGTTA